TCACGCCGTACACTGTAAATACCGCATAGCTTCCAGCCGATTCTTGCAGTCCTGGTAAATATCTTTGTAATTATGTCCTGCTGCCATGCCAGTTCTTAAAGTATGCGTTATCAGATGTTCCACTAGCGCCAGGTCATCTAACTGACTTCCGGCAGCAGTTGTTTTGTCAGTGATTCCTACGCTCTTATATGCCAGTCTGGTATAATTGCTGTAATAATGATCTGCGTGAGTGCTTCCCTGCATTCTGGCATATTCCACAAATTCCTTGATAACATCCGTCTCTGCTCTTCTGGTGGTTCTCTCTTCCTGATCTGCTATCTGATAAGCAGCAGTATTCTTTTCATAAACAAGTCTTTCCATCCGATTGAACGCATCAATATACTTCCATTTCCAGGCATCCGCTTCTTTTCCAGTAAAACCAAATGCCAGGAACACAAAGCCATCTTTATTCAACAAATACTTTTTATTATATTTTCCGGAAGCATCTTTATACTTAGATGGTTTGATGCACTGAACGCAATTTTGCGTTGAGTCATTTGCCAATAAATTCTCTATTGCTCTAATGACATCTGAATGCCTTTTTCCAAATTTCTCCGCTACCTGTAAACTATCACATACTGCCTGTTCATTTTTAAGATATACTAAATCGTCTATAACAACGCTCCTTTCCGCCCTGCAATTATTTTCAGAGCTATATAAACCAATGCTTCAAGTTTTTTCAAGTTCTATTTCGGAAATAACTGTACTGTTATGGGGCTACATATAAAAAATCTCAACATTTCTCAACAACCATGAGTAAATATGTTATTGCTTTTCGGCTATATATGCGGAAATGCAATCTTTTTCCAACATAATGCTGTTTCTCACCGCTTCCTCACCGCTTTAATTCCATTTCTCACGGGTTCGTCACGGCTTTGTGCGGCTTTCCTGCGGCTTCATTATCAATAACAGGGATCCTCAAAATAATGGATGCCCCTTTTTATAACTTTTCACTGCTTCCTCACTGCTTCAATCAGACCAATACCGTAAAAATCAGTAATAACGCATGACCGTAAATGACCGTATTTCTCATAATAGGTCTTTTATTGGGCCGTAGGTTCGGCAGCAGGATTTTTATTAAATACCGGCATCATCTCTTCTCTCTATTTTATCGGCTCATTTAGCCTTTTTATTCCCTTACCCTTACAACTTTACCTTAGTTGCATTACAATTGATTTTTACTCTGTTTTATTCCTGTACTCCTTTATTTTCAGACACATTACGTCTCATCCGTTCTCCCATCTGCTGACGCTGTTCCTCTGTATACTGTTTCGGTGGTGAAATCCGTATCCAAGCTACCGGAACATGAGCACAAATACTTCCGTCCTCATTATCCGCAATAATCTGACAATCATCAGGATGTTTCTCTGACAGCTTGCGGATTACTGACTTATACCGGCCCTGAGAGAATGTTAATGTTGCTTTAGTACCATTAGTCATAAATTCAATTGCATTTTCGTTACATCCATTCATAAAAATCTCCTTTTTGTTTTGTTCGTGTATTGTTCATGTTCTCTCTGTTCGCTCTTTGTTTACTGACTCATTAAAAGGTCATTTCTCGGGGTTCGCTCGGGGTTCGATAACATCTGAGTGCATTTTCTCGAAGTTCGTTCGAAGTTCATTTTGGAATCATGCGCCAGACTTTTAGGGACTCCGAAATCTCTGAATAGTCACCCGCGCGTTATCGCGTCAACGAATTCCCTACATTTTTTCATCTATATGCCGATAAATGTTAAGTTTTGTTAAGTTCTGCACCTCTATATCCGAAAATATAAGGTTTTTTAGGTTTTACCTATACATACAAAAATGTTAGCTTTTGTTAGGTTCCATGATCCATACAGAAAAATATATGAGGTTTTCTGAGGTTTCTATGGAAAGCCTCTGCCTATATGAGCCAAAATACTAAGTTTTACTAGGCAATCAAAGTACTAAAAAATACTAAGATTTCGGCTATATATGCGGAAACCTTATCATTTCTTATCAACACATTTCCCCACTATATACCCTGAAGCTCCACGTTTTTCCAAGATGTATTCCCTATACAGAGAAACAGACGGTTTTGACAGGTTCTACTCTAACCTTTAAAACGGATATCTATTACATGTCTGTAATGCCGCCCGGAACACAGCCAACGTTTTCTTCCGGTACGCATAAAAATCTTTACGATCAAGCGCAACAAACTTCTTTTTGTTCATCTTGTCATAGCTCATTCCAATTACGATACAGCAGTATAGTTCGTCAACAATGTTTGGATACACCTCCGCTGCACACTGCAACAGCAATATCTTGTCCCGCATCTCAAGATTCTTGCAAAATTCACCCAATCTCTTATCTTCATCTTCTGAAAATCCATAATCTTCATAAGTCGCTTCTCTTGTAAGCATTGAATCCTCCCTGTATTTCCCCTGCCACACTTTCTGCATGACAGGGAATTATTCTATGCCATCTCAAACGGGTTTCTGCCGCTTGTATCTCGCCTCATCTGTGCTTCTTTCATCATCTCATCAAACAGTGTCCTGCGGTTGATCTGCGCTGTAAATCGGTAACTTCCACCGCCTGCCTGTCGTCCTGCTGTTTCTTCTCGGACGATCTTTCTGAGCAGAGCTTCTGGCGTCTCGATGTTGTTACCCTGTTTCTGGTCGCCAAGAACTGCAAGAAACTCACTTCGAGGCGGAATGACCGCACCTTTTGCCAGATATGGAACTGTATTGACTCTTGGTAAATTCATTGAATATTTACCCCATCTCCGCTTCCCATCAGGGGTTGTAACATCGTAAGAAAATGTAAATGCCTTCTCAATACCGGAAAGAGAAGAATTAACATTGCCGATTGTGCTGTTAACCTTACTAACTACTTCATTCAGAATCCCTGCGATTCCTGTTACTGCCCCAGAAATCCCATTAATCAGATTATTGCTCATCTCATTTCCAATCGTATTCATATTTCTGGCAAGTCCATTTAAACGGTCCTTTGTACTACGCACCATCTGAGTTATCAACTGGCCAATTCTCTCGCAAGACTTTTCCCATTTCTTAGTCATTGTGTTATACTGACCTGAAAAATGGCTCTCCACAGTCTTCTGCATCTCGCCAAGCTTTAAATTGGCAGTCTGCTTCATTTTATCCAGATTTTTCTTTACTTCTGATGCCGAATTCCCCCAGTTTGTCACTGTGGTTGTATTCACACCTCCAGAAGCATCCTCTGCTGCTTTCTTTACTCCTGCAAGATTAGTCTCCGCATCCGTTTTCATTTTTCCAGTTGAACTACTTACTGTCTTCTGAGCCTCAACAATACTAGAATCAACACTGCTTTTTGTCGCCTGAGCTGCGGAAGGAAACTCCTGTGCCAGTTTTTTATTCAGCTCATCCAATGGGACTCCTGCTTCTTTCAGGGCATTATAGACAATATTAAAAGCATCCTGCGCATTGGCCGCTGATCCGCTTGTATTATTAAATACTTCTAAAACACCTCTGTATGTTCCTGCATACTCACTAGAAGATACACTGAGATCATATAGTACACTTCTGATTCCTTTTATTGATTCTTTCACAGTTATTGAAGATGTATCTATTGTGGAAGAGCTTTCAGAAAAGCCTTTTCCCAGAGCTTGTACCTTACCTGTCATTTCTTCAACAAATGCACTTGACACTCCGGCTTGCGCTCCATATTGCTCAAGGATCTGCGTTGCTTTCTCAGCCGATACGCCATATTCGCCCAATTTCTGAACCATGCTGTCATACATCTCACTGTTTGACTTACCGGCAATCTCATCTGCTTCTACTAAAGCCCACAGTTCTTCTACCTGTTTGTTCGTAATTGCATGAGCTTCGCCCATCTTACCAGCATAATCATGTAAGTATCCACCTGTCTGAGTTAAAATTCCGTTTCCGCCCTGCGCAGTTTCTACTAACTCAGCAATTTTCTTCGTAAGCATAACCGTTCCGGCAGTGACCAGTGTAATTGCACCGGCAGTCCCAACTAAAGAGCCCAAAGAAGATGCAAATGTAGCAATGCCGGATGTAGATCCAGCAAGTGCACCATTGGTCAGATTAGAAATATTTCCCGCTAATGCCTGTACTGATTCCTCTGTAATCAGTTTCTTTCCAATAGTGGTAACAAGGAATTTTACCAGGCTTCCAATGCCCGTTATATCCGCAATCTTTACCGCGATAAACGCCTTACCCAAAAAAGCAGCTATTTTCCCTGCGGTTCCGCTTGCCTCCAAACCATCGAACAAACCACCCAGTGTCCGGGTAATCGCAGTTATTACCTGTTTCAGATGCTTCACCCAGTTGATCTGTCCCAGCATTTCACCAATCCCCTGACCAAAAGCCTCCCAGTCTGTTTTTTCTGCCATATTGACCAGCGACCCGCATAGGTTATCCAAGAAATTTTCCAGTTTGCGCCCATTATTCTTCCAGTCGAACTCTGAAATAAAGGTATTAATTCCTCCGGCAATGTTATTTACCAGACCTGTCCAGTCAAATCGCCGGGTAAAGCTGTACAATGTGGTAAATGCTCCATTCAGGCCAGTTGCTAGCGTATCAGCTATCTCACGGAAGGAAATCCTTGAACAGATTCCATTAAGACCATCCGCTACCGCTTTTCCGATTTCTGAAAATGGCAGATTATGTACCATTCCATTAAAGATATCCCAGGTAATCATAAACCGGTTTGCTATGAGCTGCCCCAGATTATTCCAGTTGACTTCTTTTACTAGTCCGGTAATTCCTTCTGCGAATTTCTTTCCCAGATTTTTCCAGTCTATTCCGGTTATTAACAGATTCAAGGTATTAACAACCGTATTGATTCCCGCACCAACGGTCCTTCCTAATAGTTTCCAGTCTACATTATCAACCAGGCTGTTAAATGTTCGGGTAAAAGCATCACAGAATTTTGTTATCTTTGGACCGACCTTTTTCCAGCTGATTGCTTCATAGACTTTCTTAAGCCCCTTATTTATTCCACTGGCAATATATTTCCCCAGGCCTTCCCAATCTTCCGATTTGATTAATTTCTTAATCTTATCCGCAATTCCTTTGATCGAATTAGCAACAGGAACCTTCTTAAACATCTGTGCCGGTGTAGGTGCTGTATACCCTCCGGTATCTCCTATGCCATTTCCATCTGCTGCCGAATCATCATTTTTATTTGATGTATACCGTTGGATTTCATCAAGAGTAGAAAGATATCCTTCTGTTTCTTTATTGGTTTTTTTTGTACTTTTAGCCGCCTGGTTTGTATTTTTTGAAGTCTTTTCCAGTCCTGCCGCATAATCTTCCTGCACTCCAACGGCTTTTACAAAAGTATCCTGTCCGGTTAATGCTGCTGCAAACATTCCCACATAAGTAATTGCACGTGATATCATATCAATAAATCTTGACATGATCGGAGCTACCACCGTGAGGACAGGTGCAAATGCTGTAGCAAACGAGTTCTTCAGCCTCGTCATGCTGGCCATTAAAGAGGAGATTGCTGAATTGGTACTGTTAGAATACTGTGCCAGATTTTCAAATCCGGTCTTCACACCATCACTGACAGCACTTATCGCCCGGAATACCCCTGAAAACAGCAACGACATTCCCAACATCCGGGAAAAGCTCATTCTCGACCGGTCCGTCTGCTTGTTCAGATTAAACATGTTTTCTACAGCCTTTTTCATCGCTGAAACCATGCTCTTGATAGCAGAACCAGCACTTCTTAATGCGGAACCCATATTCTTCACAACCATACCTACACGGGCAGCAGCTTTCTGCAAATTCTGCATTACCTGCACAAGTCGGCTATTTTTCTGCCGGTATTCCTCAAGCTTATTCTTCAGTTTATTGTATGAAGAGTACAGCCTTCCATTTATGTGCTCCAGCTTCTGCGATTCCACATTGTACTTCTCAGCTGTGCTTTTATACGCATCTGTCGATGTAGGATCCGCATAGGCCTTTCCGGTCGTCTGCATCTCTTTTTGTTTTCGCTGTAGCCTGTCAATATCCGCCCAGATATCGTCCATCTGTTTGTTAAGTTCCTGAAGCGGCGCAGAGTCTATTGAAAAGCCCATATCAAGCCATTCACGCTGTTTTGTCTCAACCTTTTCAAACTCATCTTCCAGAGCTTTTATATCGTCTTTGAGCTTTTTATATTCTTCTGTCTCGATTCTGACCTTGCTCAGTTCTTCAAGCTTTGATTTTAGCTCTGATACTTTACGTTCCTGCTTCTCGTAGTTCTGATACAGGTCCGTTATCGCTGTTATCTGCCTCTGGAAAGAACTTTTTGCTGAATCGCCCATCTTCGATACCTGCGCGGATATCCTGGTCATTCCAGCCTTTACAGCATTCAGTCCTTTCGACACACCGCCGGTATCTATTCTGGTATCAATGATAATTGAACCATCTGCCATGTTATATCTGCCTCCAAACTATTTGAGGTTCGGGCACTGAATCCTGTTTCCAATGCCGTTATATACTCAGGACCATCCCGTTACCAGGACAGCCCTGTTATGTAGCTACGCTTCGACTACTTCTTTCTTTGCGTATTTGTCAGTATACTTTTTTATCCTTTTCTGCTGCGCCTTCTCTCTCGCCTCAAGCTCTTTCTCAATAATTCCACCAATTACAGTGATAATCTGCTCTGCAAAGGTCTCTCCGCTTTCCAGGACTGTAAACGGGCTGGTAATTTTGAAAAACTTCTCTGACACAGGAGCTCCAAATAACAGATCTATCTTTTCTCCAGCCTCCTTTTCCAACTCCGGGAGGATCTCTTCAAAATCTTTGCCTTTAATTCTGTCATTGATTCCTGCAAAGAAAGCCGCTGCCTCTTTGTATCTTTTTAAAATACCAGCATCCGACGGAATAAATCTGAACACGCCCAGATCATTTCCGTCTTGATCAGTAATCTGGTATGTCTTCGCACCGGTCTGAACTATTACCTTTTCCATTAATCTTCCTCCTCGCTTTCCTGTTCTTCTGCTTTCAGCTGTTCTTCCAGCTCGTTAAGTTCTTTGATATTATCCATGCATTCAATTGCTTTATCCGCTGTAGCTTTCATGGAATTACGTACCTCATCACTTTGAACGAAATCCGCATAAAGCTCTCCGATATGTCCAGCCGCATTAGCCATAGAACTAAATACCCCCTTCTGCAACCTCATTCTTTCCGTGTATAAACGTCTCTGATCTGAAATCTGTTTCTTTCTTCCCATGTCACTTACCTCCATTCTGTCTGTCATAAATCGCTGCCAGCTCACACACAATCACAAATAACAAAAGACCAATAACTACCACCAAAATCACCTCCGCAACAATGAAATATTACCTGTTATATATATTTTACCATCAAACCTGACCACAGTTGTGGTACATGTTTACCACAGTTTGCACCATTTTCCATATCGTGATATGATCTTTAATGGCAATAATCCCATATTATTACTTTTTTATACTGGCAACCGGATTATTTCTTTTGGCTTTGTTTTCCAGATCTTTTGCTACTGCTAAAAGAAGGTCCTCACACAACTGGGAATGATGATGATTCTTCCGTAATACTTCTATCTCTTTCACCACTCCCTGCCAGTATACATCGTCTTCAGGTCTGCCCGGAGGATACAGCTTTTTGTATAACCTCCAGCAGTCCGTGAAGATGTCATATATCTGCTTTAATTCTTCTTTATCGTTCACTGGTTACGCCTCCGGCATGATATACGCTTTTTCTCCTGCTGCATACTTTTGAAACATATCATTCAACACTTCTTTCGCGCGTTCTGGACTTGCATATTCCGCAATACCAAGATCACCCTCACAAATACGGTTCTTACTTACATAACTGATATACGTCATTTTGAAATTTAAAACTCGTGTTTTATCCTGTGTCATGATTTTCATAATTATTGTCCTTTCTGGCGGATTACCGCCTATAAAATCCATTGCAAAATCCAACTACAGACTACAACTACAATCGTTCCAAAGAGTTTAAAGTTTTCTTTATATACCCTTATATCCCTATATTATTATCTTTTATATATTTCTTTTTATAGAATGTAGTTTTTGTAGTTATTGTAGAAAAGCCCATAAATACTGGGGTTGAGCAGACTACATTCTAACTACAAAGTTGACTACATTCTTTCAAAATCGTCTACTCGAACGGTATTTCCATTTGTTCTTGTTTAGGAACTGGCACAAAGTCAGAAGAGTTTGTAGTTTTTTCCGGTTCAGTTTGTAGTAACATCTTCTGAAACCCTCTCTGACTTCCATACTTAGGAAATTTGCGTGGAGTTTTCATTCTTTGCCATCCTGGTACCTTTGCAATAATACTGTTTATTTCCGATGTCTGATAACTTTTTGGCGAAATGCTTTCTTCCAATGCTTCAAACCATATTTCCCTAGCACATACCTGTGTTTTTCCTTCCAAGTAGTCCAGAATAATTCCACGCTTGCCATCATCTGCCATATTTGCCTCTTGAAGCTCTTTAGCCTGCTGCATACAGTTTTCCGGAAGTATCAACTGTGGATCTTCGTTTTTCCAAATATGCACTGCTTCCGCCCATGCCTGTTTTATATCATCCATAGCTTCTGGTGTAAAAAGGCTCTTAAATGGTTTTGTAACGCCTGTGTGAATAATAAGAAAACGCCTGTTTCCTGTCTCGTCCTGCAAGAAATCATCTTTATTAGTGGTTCCAGCAAATACACACTGTCTATAAAACGTGTCTGCTCGCCTTTCATAAGGAATCCTATATTTGTCCTGTGTGGCTGTCAGGAATCGCTTTACACTCTCCACACCGCCCGCCGTCCTTGCCAAGGATTTAAGTTCTGCAAGCTCAATGATCCATGATCCGGTAAGTGACTGCACTGCTTTATCTGAATCCAGACTGTCTAAGGAATCATTGAACCATGAATCGTCCAAAGCCATCAATTTCAGAAATGTGCTCTTGCCAATGCCCTGTGAACCCTGTAGAATAATCGTATAATCAAATTTGCTTCCAGGTTTATACACTCTTGAAACAGCACCCAACATCCAAAGGCGCATAACCTGATATGTATAATCAGAATCCTCTGCTCCAAGATATTCCGGCAGCAGGCTTCTTATATGCTCTTTTCCATCCCATGTAAGGGAATCCAGTAATTCTCTTACTGGGTGGAATTTATTCCGCATAGAAACATTTTTCAATGCATCTGCAAAGTCCTGTCGGCTTTTAAGCCCATAATCAGCCTGTATCAGTGAAAATAGGGCTGAATCATCATGACTGCTCCATGCTCTGCAATTATTCTCATTTTCCCATGGTACACTACCATATAAGTAAGGTTGCTGTGCAAACTCATTAAGGCGGATTTTCCCGGCGAAACGACTGTCTTTATCCATAACGACTTCAAAATTATGTACAAGCTGTTTTACGCTTTTTACATTTCCATCTTCATCATAGTTACAGTCGAGGAATTTAAAGACTAATGCCGGACCTCCAGCTACTTCGTCCTTGCTTTTTTGTATTACAGATCGTTTTTTGCCTGTATCCTGCTTCTGATCTTGCTGAATATCTGCGCAAATCTTCTCTGTATCATCAACATTCCTTATTAAATTTTCAAATTCTTCAACAGTATGTCCTGCTTCGAAATAATCAGTAATGTCTGCTTTAGACATCTCTGGCATTGGAATAATTATCTTGATACTCTTAGCAGTACCTTTTAAGTCTCTTACAACAGTAGACGCTAATTTCTTTCCCGGATCATCATTATCTGCCAAAACTATCACATCTGCGTCTTTACAAAGTTCGGATACATTTTTATTCCAATCATTTGCACCGCCACAAGAAAAAGCAGCGTATCCTTTTTTAACTAAAGTATTAACGTCCTTTTCCCCTTCTGGAATAAATACTGGTTCTTTTCTCTCAATGGCCCGCTTTATACTGGGTATGCTTCCATATACTGCATTAAACGTTTTCTTGTTCTTTCCGTTTAAGCCATAAGCAAAACGCTCATTACTCAAGATTCCAAAAAGCATTTTCTTGCCTTCTAATCGTACTTTTGTATAAGCATAATCACCATTAATGGAAGCATAATTGTACACAGCCTCGATTTTTCTTTTTTCACGATTCTCTATGTACGCTCGCCATCTTTCCTTTGCCAATCCATCTCCGTAAAATAAATCTGACATTTTTAATCCTGCTGCAATAACAACTTCCTCAGTACTACATCCAGCATGGCACTTAATCAATGCTCGATCATTACCATCTGTAAGTGTTAAACTAGCCTCTCTGTCTGCATGTGCCGGACAAATACATTGTGCCTTGCCTGTCCCGCATTTCCTAACTTGAAAGTGTGATAAAATCCTTTCAAAAGTCAATTCTTATCACCTTCCAACTCTACCAAAAGTTCTCTTGCACTCTCTAACACACGCAATGTATTTTCACCACGATTCTCAAGTGTACGAATAAACCTTCGGATTTCCATCGTGTCTCCTGCTGCAGGAAGATAATATCCTCCCGGCGGAGTGGTGCTAGATAATATGACCTTGCCAGCCCTGCGTTCTGCTTCGATCTGCTTCTGAAGCATTCGAACGCTGGAAAAGTGACATTTTACAGTAAGGTACTCCGGTGTCAGTGCGTTTTCTTTCCCCGGCAACAGGTTTTCATATACTCCCATAGAATCACCGCCTTATTCTGAAATCTCATCCAGATATTTTCTGATCTTTGCTACATTCCAATACACTCTTCTGCCAACACAAAATTTTGCGCCTGCTGCCATACCAATCTGCGTTGCTGTCTGCCTTCCCGAATTCAACATTTTCTGCAATCCAGCAGTATCAACACTTAACGCGTCTGAAGATGAACTTGGATATGATGTTGTTTTTCTCATAATAAATACCTCTGCTTTCTGTCTGATTTCACATTGTCTTATGTGTTTCTTTATGGTATTATTATAGCATAGATGTTAATAAAATTAACAGTATTTATGGTTCACATGTTAATTAACTTAACATTTCTAAATCATTCTAATATTACTTAAATCATCTTTAAAATAAACAAAAACGGAGGAAGTTAACATGAACATTAACATTGAATGTGGACAGCGCCTAAAAAAGTGCAGGCTTCTCTCAGGATATACCCAAGAAGCTTTAGGGAACAAAGCAAACTATAAAAAAGAAACGGTCTGTATGTTTGAAAGAGGTAAACGTAAGCTTTCTGTAGATGCAGCTAATAATTTCGCTAAAGTTTTACATGTTCGTGCAGATTATTTGCTTTGTAGAGATGACAATATTTTTCCCGAAGAAAAAACTAAATCTAATACCACTAATTATCAAAAAGCTAATTGTTTCGATACCTTACTTAATTTTTATAATTATGAATTATATGGAATACCAGAAAATGAAGACGAAGCTTCTGGAATAGATATGCTTAATATCCCAATGAGACTAAACAAGGGATTTATCATAAAGAGTCCTCAAAACAAATTATTTTATTGTCCAAGTAACCTATTAGATGAACTAATCGAAGATGTTATGGATTATGCCTTAATGCGGCTTGATAAACGATTATTACCCCAGTGCTATGAACCAAACGATAGCGAACTAGAGGCAGCTGGCTTAACCCCTGAAGGTGCTTATGTGCCCCCAACATTATCATTAAGGCATTTAAAAATACCTGATTTAAACTTTCTACGAGAATTTTCACATTCCTCAACCGAAAGCAAAAATAATAACTCAAATGATTATACAGAAGAGTAAAACACTAAAAAGCACCCAATACCAATTAAGGCGTTGAGTGCTTTTTGTCTATTTCGATATTCTATTTTACATTGAAAATATTAAGAAAAAACATTCTTTGAAAAGACTGCTCCCTGTCATTTACTTTACTATCGTCATATTACTAAAATTATTTGGAACACTCTTACCATAAACACTAGAAAAGTTTGCATTCAAAACATTGTTCAAATTCCCCTGGTGAATTTCCTTCCTTACATTACAATCTCTACCATATTCCACACCACATCTTTTGTATAACTCTTTGATTTCTATTGCCATAGCCATTTTCATTGTGTTCCTCCTTATCATGTTTTTATATTATATCATTATCTACACCAAAAACAAGATTATCCAGGAATGTTTGATATTAAAATTTTTCCATTCTGATTTTCGATTATTTTAGCTGCACTTGTTCCATCAAGCGTAATCATATATGCATGATGAACACTTAACACCAAATCTTGAAGCTCCGCATCATCTTCCAATGCATTTATTTTTAATCCAATATCTTTACAAAATTCCATATTCAAATGACGACCATGATTTTTACTATTATCATGTTCATTCAAGCTATTTACAATCTTATCTATTATCTCTTTATCTGTATTTTTATCGTACATACAACTACCAAGCCATTCTCTCACCAATTTTCCTGACAGTTCAATAGCATCTAATGCAGTTTTCATAAAAGCCGCCGGATACTGTTGAAGCTTTATCATCCAGTATTGTGCATGTTTAGGATTATTCAACAAATCTTCTTTAGCTTCTTCAAATTCTGATTTTATATTATATGCAGGAATTCCATTAAATTGCGGATCTATTGGTCCTAAACTGGATTGCTTTCCCATTATTATTTCTTTTGCAGAACACGCAATCATTGTTCCCGCTGACATCGCAAGTTGTGGTACTATAGCTCGTATATCCTTATTAAATTTTATTCTTAAATAATTAACAATCGCCTCCGATGCCGCCGGATCTCCACCAGGTGTATGTAAAATCAAATCTAATCCTTTAGCACAGTCCATTCCTTTTATTGCATTCATAAATCCAGTCATATCCGAATCATTAATATCTAAGTTACTTGCTCCTCTTTTAGTTAACCACCCAGAATAATAGCAAATGACATTTCTTCCTGTATATTCACTCAATTTTTTTATATATTTCCGTCTTACATAATCAAATTGAGGTGGTGTATTTTTAACCTCATCCAAAATATCATTCCAACCAGCCAT